TCCTCGTAAGGAGCCTGACGATAAGTATGATCAGACTTAGGCAAGAACGAGATACCAGATACATCATCAAAGTTCTCGTATACCCAAGCACCAACCTCCATCCACTCGTGCTCCTCAACACTAACCGTGATACTAGGCTTGTGCTCGCACCAAGCATCCTGATACGCCTTCCACAACTCTAAATGATCAATAGCCGTGAGAGCCTTTTTACGGGTCGTAGGAGCCTTCTGCGGGAAAGAGAAGACCATGATCTCAGGATTGGTTACATCAGGCTCACAAGGCACTCCAGAGGCCTCTAGGAAGCGTGTGAGAGGATCCTTGATATCTCCACGGACACGCCTAATGTAATAAGGAGCGTAGCGAGGATGAATACCACTAGCGGAATCCACAAGTTGCGACACAGTACCACTAGGCTTGACACAAGTGATAGCAGTAGACTGCGGAATCTTGAGAGCCTTAGCGAAATCACTATTAGTTTTAATTGCAACTTCTCGCATCTCCTTAAGATTAGGCGCGATCTGCATCGTACCAGTACCTGTCAACCACTTAGAGTCGAAGATTCCCGTGAGCGACACACCAAGCAGACGCTCCTCTTCCGTGTTCTGTCGCCACACTTTACGCAGATACTTAAAGTCTGTGAGAGTAGCCTGCATCGTACCAAGAATCGTAGCGAGCCGAACCTTACGCTTAAGTGCGTCAAGACTATCATCTGCACGAACCACAACCTCAGTAAGATTACAAAACTGGTGCGGACGTAGAATAATCTCAGAGCATGGATTAGTGCCAAACGCATACTCTGTATCACGCCTCCCATTCTTTGCAGCCTGCTTGATTGCAGCCTCACGATTAAAAATACCACGCTCACCAGACTTCGACTGGTAGAGACTCAACCATTCTTCCATGAACGCATCCATACCCGGTTTGTCAGAGTAGGCGACTGAATTGTTTGCCAGCGCACGTTGAACATTGTCCTCCCACCATTGACCGGACTTAGCGTTTCGCATGCGCCCATCAGAGAGGTTAGAAAGACTAATAAGTGCTGATCGCCGTACCCCACCAACCACGACCACTTCAGCAATCTTACATACAAGATCATGACACTCCAAACTTGTCAACTTACGACCAGCAGCATTCTCAAACAACTTGGTAGTAAAGATAAACAAATCCTCTAGAGGAGCAGGACCAGACGCACGACCACCAAACGTCTTAAGGCGACTACCAGCAGGACGAACCAGAAAGTAATCAATGCTAGGCTTCTGACCAGCATACAACATAGCGATCAATTCTCGTAGTGCTCGTGCCCAACCAGCCTTAGAATCAGCCACAGTAATAATAGTAGTACTATCCTCAAAGTGCTCATTCACAACAGGCAACTGATTAATCTCATCACGCTCAACAGAGAAACCAACACCCACACCATTCATCAGGATATACAGAATCTCGTCAAAACAACGAGGATGATTAATAGGTGTATACGAACAATTATACCCAGCCACATTCTCGCGCTGCAACGCAGGACCAGCAGTCATAAGTGCTCGCATACTAGGCATAACCTCAAGCCCAATAATAGCATCAAGCAACTCTGCCTTCAATTCAGCAGGCATCTTATAATTATGATTAACCTTAAGATGCTGCTCCATAAACTCTACATAACGATTAACCGTTTCAGGCCAATATTCTCTACGATTCTCATCATCCAACCAGCGAGCATAACGACTCGTAGCAATAAATGTCTGATAATCAGTCGGCAAACTCATCATACTTATCCTTTCAATAAACTTGTTAAAACTAGTAGGGCTGGAGGGAATCGAACCCTCACACCCAAAGGTAACGGATTTTAAGTCCGGCGCGTCTACCAATTCCGCCACAGCCCCATCAGTATCAACGAGCCTTACTCGTTACTCGCAACCCACGAGCACCATACGACACCATATCAGGCTTACCATTCGTAATAAACCAGTAACCATTACACCAATTAGGATACGCAGTCGTACCCTGCAAGTACTCCGTCTGAGGAATACTAAAGAAACCACCCAACTCTCCAACAATAAACTCGCCACTAGCATCCCAACCCATAGCACAATGATGCGTATGAGCAGTCAGCGTATGACACTTCTGAATCTCACTAATAGCAAGCGGATTATTAAGAGGATTCTTAGAATACGTCGTCGGATGAGCAATAAAATACTTTTGCTTATTACTCGTCAAATAACAATGATCAAGATTAGAGAACACCAACTTAGAACCACTCTTATCAATACCATCAAACACTTGCTTCATGCTATCAACAAACGACTCACGATACTCAGCACTCTTAGTATACCGATAATCATGATTACCCTTCAAGAACACCACGTTCTTAAAATTAGCACACAGAATCTCCATAAGATTCCGCGCCTCACTAAGTTCCTTCTCAATACCAGCACTCTTCTGTTTAGGATAATACTGACTCAACGAGTCACCATTCAGAAAATCACCAGCAATAAGAAGATTATTATAATCAACAGCCTCCTGAAGAAACTCGTTCACAAGACGAGCATCATACAACGGCACATGCCAATCAGCAGTAACCGCCCAATCACCCTTCAAATGCAAAGGCTTATCAAGCCCAAACTCAAACCTACTCTTATCCTTCGTATCAACCAGCCTCATAGACCGCCTCCATTCATAATTAGTGTCAAAGCATGCAACCCATCATGCAACCTACGATTAACCTGACGAGTTGTCACACCATCATTATATGCTTGGTCTTGAATAGGCACACCATTCACAAACACATTTACCACGGTGAAATACAAGACTTCACTCTGCCGCTTAAGAGCCTTCAAACTATTATCAATATCCAACTTGTAATAAGAAAAAGTAGAATCAGGATGCTGCTGAAGAGTATAATAACTACGCAAAAGATTCTCTACAATATCAGTAGTATATCCCATCACCATCAACCTCCTCATCATTCTTATCTTTTTCTACACCATCAACGATCTCCTCATAATCAACCGCATGTTGGTGACGCAAACGCTTTACAAACCGAACCCAATTCTTTAATCTATTATACACAGCCTGACTAACGTACTGTGGATCCGCATCAGGAGGACACAACCACACAGCGATCATGCCCTCCTGATACAAATCATCATATTCTGCTGCCTTACGAAACCTATAAGCAGCGGCAGCAACAACCTTCTCGTATTCCCCGACTCGTGTATTATCGGGGTCAATCATATTAGAAGGGGAAGTCGTCGCCCGTGGCAGCAGGAGCCGCAGCGACAGGAGCAGCCGGAGCAGCCCCCTCACCAGCGATACGAATAACCGTCGTAGCCGACAGATTATTATACGTCACCTGCTCACCATCCTTGTTCTGACCAACACTCTGCGAGTGCTTGCCGTCACACACAAGGAAGTCACCCTTGCTGATCGGGATGTTAGCCTTCTCAGGCCAGAGAGTAACACTAAAGTTCTTGTTAGAACCAATAGCACGAATTACAACGTCACGCACCTGCTTATCACCAGCCGTACGCTGACGAGGATCAAACTGAACAATACCAGCAATAGTAACATACTCACTCATTAAATATTCTCCTTAGTATACGCATCCCACATTTTGAGGAATGTCTTATATGGTACAACTACGAACCTTCGACCAGTACGCGCTTCTCGTAGAAAGAGACTCCACTCCTTGCCTCTAGCATTGTGATCGGCTTGTTTAAGATCAGCATCTTTCAATGATAGGCGCTTCTGGTATTTACACTCCGGAGCGAACTCTCCGGGTAGATCAATCACATCAGGAACATCAAATCCTCTTGGTCCCGTCCGTGTTCCACCAAGATCACGAGCAACTTCTCGCTCCCAATCTTTCCATTGTTTACTCCGATTCGGAGGTAGACTCATCTTGCTCATCCCCCGGATCAGCGTTTGTCAAGAATTCCGGCTCGTCAAGATCCTCATCCCACGACTTAAAAGTATCGGGAAGAGTATCTACAAGTGCCTTAGCATCATCATTAGCAGCAAAGACGGCAACAGCAGAATCATCATCAGTCTTGATATAAAAAGACGCATCAACAACAGCGCGAGCAGTAAGAAACTCTAGCACACCAGCAATTGTACGCCCAAGGCTCTGCTCATCACTAGTAGCAACCAACTCGTGCATAGCCGACTCGTATTCAATATTATCTTCAGTCATAAATTCACCTCCTTAGAATGCTTCGTTTGTGGTCACAAGTTCAACCTTACCGTCCATTGTATCAAGGATTTGTACTTTTGTCAAGCCACCGGCTTGTGTACGACGACTCTTGTAATGAACAAGGTTGAAGGTGTTAGCACCAGTCTTACGGGCTTCGATGCCACAATCAACTGCTGCGCCAATGTCAGACGAGCCACGAGTACGAACATAACTACTAGTAGACTCGCTCTTATTAGTATGATGTAGGATAATAACTGCTGCGCCAGTCTCACGACACAACACGTTAATACTATCGTTGAACAAGCCAGCCATCTCGCCAGCATTATTCTCATCACGAGTATGGAAACGTGTAAGAGAGTCTAGCACGATCATGTTAGGCTGATACGTGATAGCCTCGTCAAGGATCTTGTCAAAGTTACGATCAAGGCGTACGCCCTGACGATGCAAGTAACGCAGATTCTCAAAGTCGTGCATACCCAACTTGTGAAGACGATTATACACAACGTCGTGCGGATTCTCCTCATCAATATACAATACCTTACCACTAGCATGCATAGGCATACCAAGCCACGAATCAGCACCATTAGCCATGTTAACGGCTAGGCTAAGACTGATCCACGACTTACCAACGTTAGGCTCACCAACAAGTAGCGTAGTGTCACCACGACAAATCAAACCCTCTACAAGCCAATCATATGGTGGCGGGGGAACACTAAGATCAAGATTCTGATAATGATAATTACCACTACTAGCATCCTTGACAACATCACGGAACGTATCAATACTATACTCTTCGAAGAATTCTACAATGTCTTTGACATTATCGGGGAGGCTGACACGACGCGCCTTGCTACCAAGCAGGCTCCGGATCTTCTGCCACGACTTCTCACCCTTAGCCGCAGTATTATAATCTAGATCATTATCAAGTACAACATACACCGTATCGTACTGATTTAGAATGTCAGTCTCCGCCTTGTCCACCCCAAACAAGCCGGGAGTACCATACACATTCTTAATGCCCTCTTGCCAGAGTCGCATCGTGTCAGTCTCACCCTCAACAAGAAACGTATACGCTTTGGAATCATCCAATGGTCCGTGATACAAGCCTAGTTTCAAACCAGCCTTTGAAACAAACTTGCGCTTACCGGGACCAATGTACCGCTTCTTGTCTCCGGCTTCGTAGGGAAACACAACCCAATCTGCGTCCTCACTACGAATGCCAAAGGCAGTAAGAGTCTCACCTGTAATACCCTTCTCAATCTCAAACCAATTCTTATGAGCCTCTGTAATCATTATTCTCCTTTAGTTAAGCACACGAATAAAAGCAGCAACGTCAGTAACGCGACGTTCCATAAGGGCAACCATGCCACCATCCGACGGATTAGTACCACTCGTGTTACCCTCAATACTAGTGAACGTCTTTTTCTTGCCCGGAGGAACATTCACAATACCAACATGATCAGGCACACCATCGCCCTTCCAATCGAACAGGACAACATCACCAACCTGAGCATCAGCAGCCTTAACAATCTTAAGACCATTACGCATAGCCTTAGCATCAGCAAGGATATACGGACAATAAGCATACTTGCTACCCTTGACGAACGACTTGCTCTTAGCCTGAGTAAAACAATACGTTACGAACATGGCGCACCAAGGTCCACGCATACCATACCAGTTAGAGAACATGACAATGTTAGAACCGGGAGGCTGCTCACTCACACCAATAAAACGACTAGCAACATCCAACGCATCCGCACCAATGTACTGTTTCTTATTACGAGACTTGGCTCGCTGTCGCATAATCAGACTAGTCTTAGCCTTATCAGTAAGAAACAAAAACAACTGATCATCAAACTGACTATTAATATTTTTCTCAGCATAACCAAGATCCCACTTAGCAGCCTTCGTAGCAGCAGCCGTAATAGGACCATACAACGCATCAATCTTATCAGTATAATAACCATGATGCTTTAGCGCACTTTGTGCCGCACTAACGTCAGCACCCTTCATGTTCGGACTAGTCAACACTAACGTTCTCATACCATACTCCTTTGATTTTGGATTACTCGCTGCTCTTCAATATAGATCAGCCTATCAATATACCACTTCGCTTTGCGAAGATCCTCAATACCATTCTTGTAACGATACCGACTCACGTATTTTACCACATTACCTTGGTGATAGTCAAGTGCCATACCCTCAATGGCTGTAATAACTTCCATATCTCCTTGTGTATAGTGTTTAGGACTATTCACAGGATCATCTATTGCCACTTGTATTCCTCCTTCTCAGCCCAATTAGTCGTAGAGTATTCGCAGTCTGTTTCAATACTAACGAATTGTGCTACAGTTTTATTCCCCATAAGCAGAGGAACATGAGTAACAATATGCTCAATCTCATTATCATCAGCATCAATAATGATCTCATCATGTACGATATTGACGATGTGACTAGCACAATGCTTGGTCAAGAATGCGTCTACTCGTACGACAGCATCTCGCATTAGATCGGCAGCGGAACCCTGAATAAGTGCGTTGAGTGCTTTATGGTGCTCTTCGACATGTAGGCGACGACCATACAAATTACTAATATACCCACGACTATTCAAGGTTTCGCTGATTTGATTATTAAGTTGTAGGATACCCGGACGAGTATCATGATAAGCCTTAAGCAATCGCTTGGCTTCTTTAAAATCTACGCCTAGTTGGCGCATGATAGTAGGAGTGCCACCACCATAAATGATACTAAAGTTTAGGGTCTTACCCACTTGCCGCTGCTCGTCTGTGACGAGTTCACTACCGTATAGTCCTTGTGCAGTGATGAGGTGCGGATCTGATCCATTATTAATCTCCTTTGCCAGAGAATGATCGTTGATGCCCCTTGCCAAGTAGTATGCGAGCAGCCTGACTTCGATTGCTTTGTAGTCGAAGAATAAGAACGCATCCAACTTGGGAACAAACGCTCGTTTAACATCTTTCTGACTCCTTGGAATATTCTGTACATTCATGCAAACTTATCCTTAATATCATCAGCATACTTGTTAGAAATTTCTGCTACGCGCTGTTGAATCTCAGCATTGTGTACTCGCTGAGCAGTAGTATTACCAATATATTGTTTATACAACAACTTATCAATATGATAATAATTATACTTAAGCATAGTACGAACCATCAACTCGTAATCATCAGCGACTTTGTATGACGGATTATGACCACCAAGTTCTTGATAAACACTACGATCCCAAGCACGAACATGATTAGGCATACTAACAATATGACTCATCGTAGTAGCATTAATTTCTGGTGCTCGCATAACCCAAACACCATACTCATCATCATAATACTCACTACCATAACCAAATGCCCAGCCTTCAGGATACTTACAAGACTCGCCAGCAGAATTAATCTCACAACAATTAGAATAAAAAAACTCTGCCGAATTCAACAAGTACGCTTCCCACAACTCTTCAAGAGCAGTAGGAACTAACTCATCATCATGATCTAATTCTACAAGAAGATCACCATTACCCTGCATGAAGGCTGACAACTTAACCATACCAATGTTACCAATGTTCTTATGAGAGCGATGCAAGTTAATAGTGTAACGCTCATCATTACAATAACCGTATAGTTGACGATAAGTATTATCGCTAACAGAATCGTCCCACACTACCCATTCCCAATCAGTATGAGTTTGATTCTTTAGACTAGTCCATGTCCTAGCAAGGACACCGGGATCAGTCTCATAGGTTGGTGTAATAACACTAATCATGCTTCTGCTGCTCCACTACTCATCCGACCAGTACGAGTACCATGCTGACGAAAGTTTGGATGTAGAATACCATCACGCGCCTCAGCATCAAGACCATCAAAGTACGTTGTTTTGATTTTATTAGCCTCACGCAACTCTACAATCAACGATGCAAGTTCGTCATCCACGCTGGCAAGCGTAGCCTTGTCGGTTTTACTAATCCTAATTCCTCGCTCTTCAAACGCCGCAATGATTTGCGCTGGCGACTGAGGGTTGAATTCTGACCCGGATATTTCTGCAATCCGCGCTTTCGTTTTATAAATCTTATCACCATACTCCTGACGTTGCTTCTTAACATACGACTTATCTATTTGTAGTCCTCGTGCTTCGATACCAAGGAGGGAAATTGTAAGGGCTTTTTCGATGGCATACAACGGGCGCAAATCTTCGGGCAATCTATTCCGTAGTACATCGTATAGCCGCAATGTGAATTCTGCATCTTTTGCCGCGTACGGCGCAAGAATCTCATGGGGGATAGGTTCATAACCATCTTCTTTCTTCATCTTGTTTTTACGTCGCCACACCTTTAGCACCTCATCCTCGTCAGTCTCTTCGCCAAGAATCGTACGAGCAAGATACTTAAGGCTAGTGGACTGGTGCTCATCAATAAGATGGGCGAGGGCTTGTGTATCCTCAAACTTATCTACGAATACGCTGAGTGGGATACCTAGACGACACAACTTCTGGATATCAAACTTAGCATTATGCATGATGATTTTCTTGCTGTTTTCTAGCAAACCAAGGATGCCACCATATTCGCATTGCCATTTTTCTTCATCACAAATACGGCGATCATATACTTCAGTACGCAAAGCACCATCATCAGAATCATAAGAAGCAATACTAATCATAAATGCTTCATCATGCCAATCCACACCAGTTGT